ACTGGCCGGCCGGCGAGCCCGGCACCCCGGCCCGACCCCGGCCGGCTTTTATCCCCATCGACCAGTCTGGCATGGAGATTGGGCCGGATGCCCGTCCGATTGATGTATTAGGGGATGTCGTCAGCCACCATATGGTCAAGTCGGACCCGGTGATTAAAAAGCACTACGAGGATTTCGCCGCTTCGTTGAACCCTACTCAGAAGGAATTGCTGCAGGCGCAGCATATGTACTACACCAAGAACGAAGGCGAGACCCGTCCCTATGATCAATGGGAGAAGACCTCCGGCTTGCCGGCCTATTTCCGGGGTTATGCCTTCGATCAGTGGCCGACCGACTTTAACAAGACCGCCTACACGCCGCAGCAGCGCTACCGGCTGGACCGGATGATGGATTATCTGCGTGGCAACCCACAGGCGCCGACGGCGCTAGAAGGGAGAACCCGATGAACGGTTTGCAGTACCCCAAGAAATCCGCCGCCGACGCCACTAACGAGTTCGGTGACGGCGATTTGCGAAAGGTCGCCCCGGTCACCGGCGGCACCAGCACGAGTACCGGCCCCACTGTCTCGTCTCGGTTTTACCCCAAGGGCAAGGCACGGGTCATTGGCACGATGAATCCGCAGAAAGTGCCAGCGACGAAGATTTATGTCGGTGGGATTGACTGATGGCGAAGACCCGCCAACCCGCGATGGGGCCATACCTGCCGCCGAGTATGACCGGCGGCAATCTGCCCGGTTCGCCGCAGAAGGGGTTTCCCAACCCCATCGGCAAATCGCGCTCGATGCAGAACATGGGGAATTACACCGGGCAGCGGGCCGCCGGGATTACCCGCGACATCGGCGGGCCGGAGGCGCAGTTCCGCCGCGCCTTCGGCCACTATGGCAAACGCAAAGAGTCCGGCCTGGAAGGACTATGAGCGAAGCGAAAGCATGAGCTGGACGGACTGTAAATGGCACTGAATCTCGGTTCCAACGCCTTCGACGCTGGGCAGCGTCTGAAGCACACGGAAGACTGGAAAATCATTGTCGGTGCCTTGGAAGAACACATGGGCAAGCTGATGCACGCCGCTATTGAGACCGGCGCCGCCGATTCCTGCGGTTATGCTCGCGGCGTGCGCGACGTGTTCTGTGCCCTGTGGGTGATGGAAGCCGGCGCCGACGCGCCGCAGCGTTCCACTCAGAAGCCCAGCATTAAGGCCAAGTACTGATGTCTGACGTCGGCCAAGAGCATCGAGACCAGCAGGTTTCCGATACTCCCGGAGTAACCCCGGTGCCAAACGGCACCGACTATACGCCGCGCATGCCGGACGCGGTGCGCCGGGCCGCTGCGCGGGCAGAGGAACTCCAGCAACAGATGCTGGCGGATAACGAGTTAGAAGCCGCTGTGGTGGGGGGAACCGCGCCGGAGGGCACAGACCCACCCTTAACCGAACAACCCTACCAGCAGCCTCCAGAGGTGCCGTCACGGCAGGATGACGATTGGCAGAACCGTTACCGTACGCTACAAGGCAAGTACGATCACGAAATCCCGCAGATGCGGCAGCACATCCAGCAACTCGAGAACCTGCTGGCGACGATGCAGCAGGCACCTCGGCAAGAGGCGCCGCCTATGGCAGCCCAAAATCCCACGGAAGTCGAGATCCCGGAAGAGGATTACACCACGTACGGTCCAGATTTTGTCGAAAGCACAAGACGCTGGGCGCGCGCCGAGGTGCAGCGCGACTTTGAACGACAGCAACAGCAGATCGACGAACTGCGCCAATACCACCAGCAATTGGGCGGCGACCGTCTAAAAGACCGGGTCCGCATGGAATTGGACCGCGACCCCGAACTCCAGGGCCGCTGGCAGCAACTGGACACCGACGCTGGGTTTAATGCCTGGCTCAACGATATCGACCAATTCTCCGGAGCCCGTCGCTTGGACATGCTCCGGGAAGCCTATGCCGGCGGCGACGCGGTGCGCACCGGCAGATTTTTCAAAGCGTATCTCCACGAGCATACCGATTATTCGCGTATGCCGCAGGCTCAGCCTGCCCAGACGGCGTATCCCGTAACCCCTCGCAATGGTAATGGTGGGGGATACTACGGGAACGGTGCGGGCCAAGTTGATCTTGCGGCATACGCTGCCCCCGGCCGCGCTTCCAACGCGACACCGGGACCCGGCGCTCCGGAACGACGCCTCTGGACCAACCGCGACATCCAGTCGTTCTACGAGGGCCGATTAAAAGGCCGTTTCAAGGGCCGGGAGCAAGAAGCCGAGCGCCTTGAGCGGGATATTTTATTGGCGGCCCAAGAAGGACGAATTTCCCAATGATTCGTGTCTTCAGGAGCCCCCTAAATGGCAATTGCACAAGGTACACCATATAGCGGTAGTGCGGCCTCTCCCGCCTATTCCGGCGCAGCCGCCGGTGGTGTTTTTGTACCGGAAATCTGGTCGGGTAAACTGATCGAGAAGTTCTACGCGGCAACCGTCCTCGCGGCTATTTCCAATACCGACTACGAGGGCGAAATCCGCAATATGGGCGACAAGGTGAAAATCCGCACCAAGCCCACGATTGCGATTAAGGACTACACTCTAGACATGGCGCTGACGGTTGATCGCCCCTCTGGGACGACGGTCGAACTCACGATAGACAACGCCAAATACTTCAATCTGGTATTGGATGACGTGATGCGCCTGCAAGCCGACATGGAACTGTTGTCCATGTGGAGCGACGATGCCGCCGAGCAGATGAAGATCACGATTGATACTTCGGTGCTGGCTAGTATCTACGCCGATATTTCGGCTGATAACAAGGGCGCCACGTCAGGTATTATCAGCGATAACATCAACCTCGGGGTTTCTGGCACGCCGCTGGTGGTCAACGCCACCAATGTGGTCGATGTGATCGTCGACATGGGCACCGTGTTGGACGAGCAGAACATCCCCGAGTCGGGGCGCTGGCTGGTTATTCCGCCGTGGATCGGCGGTCTGATCAAGAAATCCGACCTGGCGAATGCCTCCATCTCAGGCGATGGCGTCAGCTTGGCGCGTAACGGCCGGCTTGGGATGATTGACCGGTTTACGTTGTACTCCAGCAACTTGCTGCCCAAGACCACCGATACCACCCACAAGGTGACTTATGTCATCGGTGGCCACCAGGCCGGGCTGACCTTTGCCAGCCAGCTCTCGAACGTCGAGACCATGCGGTCCGAACTGACCTTCGGCACGATCCTGCGCGGTCTGCACGTTTACGGCCATAAGGTCCTCAACGGCACCGCGCTGGTTTCCGCCTACGCGACGCCAATCTAGGGGCTTCCTACCCTCGCATAGAGGCTCGCACGGGAGTAACCCATGCCGACGCTGGCGACGCGGACGTTTGGGACGTTGCTGCACGAGGCACGAGGTCTTCTTAATGACCTCGTGCCCATTAGCGGCAGCCCCCGGTTTACCGACGACGATCTATTAGAGATCGTCAACGAGGCGTTGCTTCAGACTCGAAGTAAACGCCCCGACGCCTGGTTGACCTACGGGTTACGTAAGTCTTTGCCTGTTGCGACAGCGTCGAGCGTCTTGCCTATCGAGGATCAGTTCTACTCGGCGCTCCTTTTTTACACAGTCGGCCGGGCTGAGCTGATTGAGGACACTTTCGCCGATAATGGCCGCGCTATCACGTTGATGGGCAAGTTTAACACGTTGCTTTTGAAGAATAATGGCTAGTACGACCACCATCGGCGATACCCCGCCACCGTCGCCTGCTATTGGCGACGCCTGGTGGGATTCGGTCGGGGGCCAGCTCTACATCTGGTTTAACGACGGTTCGTCGAGTCAGTGGGTAGCGGCGACTAATCGGCCGGGCGCACAAGGAGAAGCAGGGCCGCCTGGCGGTAATATCCACGTCGGCGATCTGCCGCCGAACTACCCTGTAGTCGGCGACGCCTGGTTCGACAGTAGCGTGGGTGAGCTGTTTGTCTGGTACGACGACGGCTCCAGCGCACAGTGGGTCGTCGCGCATAATCAACCCGGCCGCGACGGGGCGCGCGGACCGCCTGGGCCTCCCGGTGTCGGGTTCTATGGTGGCGGGCCCGGCGGCCCGGCGCTTCCAACACCGGCGCCCACTTGCGACTTTCCGACCCACGGGTTGGAGAGCCTCTACGACCAGATTCAGCTGCAGATGCCGGGGTTAACGACCGACAACGCAGTGATTCAGGCATGGGCTTCTATTGACGAATTTTACGTCGCTTCGACCTATCGACGCGAATATGTCTACTGGCGGATGGACCCAGGTGTCGCGACGCTGTCTTTCGATCCGTGGGACGCGCACTGGCGAGTTTTTCGGTTTCTGGCGTTTCGCGGGCTGTCGCGTCCGCAGTTTATCGGGCCGGGACGGGTACGCGACCTGACCTGGCCATTGCCGGATACTACACGTAATGGCGAGGTGTTGTTGGCTTTGCGTCCTAACAACGCGAATGCCCCGCTGGGCGACGATTTTTGGGCAATGTGGTTCGACACGGTGCTGGCCGGTGCTATGGGTCGCTTGTATCTGCAGCCGGGCAAGCCCTATTCCGACCCCGCGATGGGGCGGGTGCAGCGGAATATGTTTTCTCAAGGCGTGGCGCAGGCCCGTGCCCACGCTCAGTCGATGTTTGTTACTGACGGCATTCCCTGGCGTTATCCATATTTTGCTTATGGCCGGTCTAAAAACGGCGGCTGGGGAGGATCCCATGAGTAAGAGCTACGCCAAGAGACCCGACCGAATGTTTCGGTTGACCCGCGACGTGGTGGTGCCAGCCGGTACCATGTTCTCCCGCGCACCCGACGAGCGCGGCGGATCTGCAAGCATGGAGGGGCTTGTCGGGCTGGGCCGGGATGCCACCGCCTGGATAGCGCTGCCGACATACATGGTCGAAATCGATGCGAAAGATTGGTTCGACGAGGTGATCGATGTCCGTGAAATTACTGACACTGCCGGAGATGGACCCGGCTGATGTACGAGTATTACTTTGCAGTGAATACCGACGACGACAAAGGTGTGCCGTTCGGCCCAGTTAACAAAGAGAATATGGACATTTCTAGGTTGCTGGTCGATTTTACTTGCTGGCTTGACCCCTCGGAATCAATCACTGCGATTGGTCACCTGGCGATAGAGCCCAACCCGCCGCAATCCGTGCCGCCCTGGCAATCCAACTACCCGCTCGACGAATTTAGCTCGGTGGTAATCCCGACCGATACCTACCCACTAGATTTTGTCCGACAGTCAGTTATCAACAGCGGTAAGGCGGTGGCGCTGGATATGTCCGCCGGCACGCCGGGGCTGACTTATGCCGTGTCGTTTTCCGCCACCGCTGGGGTATCGGTGCGAC